AGATGAAGAAAAGCTTTTACTTTTCTTAGCTCTGCTCTGCATAGCACGAGCATTAGCTCTTCCTTTTCGTTGAGCTTTGTTTTGATTTTGTTTAACCATATCTTTATCTTAGTATTGAATGTAAAAATTTTAATTATTTTTACTCCTCCATCCACCGTTGTAAACAACAAGTGCTTTTAACGTCATCACTAGGACGTGTTATATTTACATACAATAAGTTCTATTCTTCTTTTTCCTCTTTCTACCAAATTTGGGGAAATTACTAGGCATAGCAAAACCCGACCAGGGGTATTGTTTGCTAGTTATCTTTCCATATCCAGTATTAGAGTATTGATCTAAACCAACATCAACATCAGGGCGATATTGAGTTGTTTCAGTCATTGAATCTGTAGAACAATTGTCGTGACTGCCTCTAAGGCCGCCACCGACATTGGTCGAAGTGCCAATGATATCAAACGTCTGAGGCCTGTCGACAGGTTTACCTCCTCGTAAAGAGGAGTTACTATCGACGGCTGTAGACGAAGGACCATAGACACCTCCACCTTGTTTGAGCGGTATTGTAGTGTGATCATTCATGTCACCAAACTGTTTACGTATAATTCGACTAGTCTTATTAAACACCTTTACTCCAGTTGAATAAAAAGCTCCTTTAATAGAAGGCTTATTAACAAAAGTATTATAAAGAAATGTATTATCAGCTTCGTCGAGTTTATCAAAATTTCCGTTAGCGTAATAAGTATCGCTATCGTGATATTGACAACCAAAATCTGCGTTTCCAGTTGGTAATAAGTTTTCTTCGCTATAGGGTACAGAAGACTGTTGTTTTCCGTTACTATAACCAGGACCACAATAATTTGTAGTTGGATCGTAAAAAGTAATTTTAAATTATTTTTACTCCACCGCCACCGTTAAATGTTTTACATTGTAAATAACTTAACTGATCTTTTAACGTCGTATCAGGACGGTTCGAGTAGTTTAACGTCATACTCAGGACGGTTAGGCCTTTAACGTAGGCCATACTAATACGCATTCACATAAACATAAAATATGCAATCAAGTTTTCTGTCATTGTGGACAACATGAAGTTTGATTACATATAGTAATCCCAGAAATTATCTAATTTCTGGATCTTACCATTTGTTTCAAAACCTTTAACCATATATATAGTATCAGCGCGATCGCGATACAAGTTTAAAGGAAAAAGAGCAGCATTTTCTTTACGAAAAGTCATAAACATTTTCTGGAAAAACGCAAATTTTTCAGCGTTAAAACAGTAATTTATCATATGACTACTTAAAGCCATTGCCAAATCTTCTTGCTTCGTGTTAACCATGTTAGCCACGCATTTAGCGAAGT